AATGCGTGCGCCAGTTAAAGCTGCAAGACGATGCATCCAAGTTAAGAAAAATTAACCAAGCCAAGGAAGCTAAGGAAGCTAATAATGAATGACCTGCCAATCGCGCTTCGCCCAGCCCACAAAGAGGATGTTAATTTCATTTTTAATGCTTGGTTAAAAAGCTTCCGAAACTCCGACTTCGCCACGCCCATGGCTAATGAAATCTATTTCAGCAATCACCACAAAACCATTGAAAAAATTCTAAAATACTACAGCGTCATAATTGCCTGCAATAAGGATGATCCTAACCAGATATATGGATTCCTATGTGCTGGATACACAGACAGCGTATTCACAATTCACTATGCATACGTTAAACACCCATTCCGCAAAATGGGAATAGCCAAAGAATTATTAAAGTCTTTTAACTACGATCCCAACTACGCTGCCATTTACACCCACGACTCCAAAATTGCAAAGTACTTAGTTAAAAATCACAACATAATCTACCATCCCTATATAGCTCTAGATCCAGAAGCTTATATAAAATCCAAAGATAAGAAATGAAGATTATAAAGCACAAAGTCAAAGACATTGAATGGAGCTTCCAAATTTTAGAAAACGAAGCCTTTGAAAACAAACACGGAAAAGGCGCCCATGGCATTACAGATAAAGAAGAATTTGAAGTTGATTTCAGATTCACCAGCTTTTCATTGAAACTGGTAAAGCATGAAGTGTTTCACACCTACGTAGGCTCTTGCTGCATAGGCAGCATAGACAACCTAAACAGTGACGACATGGAGGAAATAAGCGCCGAGATCCACGAGCTACATGATGAAGACATGAAGAAGCTAGCTACTAAAGTATACAACAGTCTTAAATCTCCCAAGGATACAAAATGAAAAGAGCTGAGAGAGTTGAAATAATGAAAGACGTGCGCAGTGCCGTATCAGACATTATCACTGCAGTGTTCGACAGCGTTGACGAAGACATCATAGAGTTTACATATACCGAGAACAATGTTAAACTAATACGAGCATCCAACATGCGACAAATTGTAAAAGCACTACGAAGTGAAACAGTAACATGTATTCGCCAAAGGGGAAAAGAAGACGAAGGAGATGATGATGAGCTCTAACAATGAAATTGCCCAAAAAATTGAAGACGAAAAAGCCCAAGGCATGTCCGTTAAAAATGCTTTAAAACATTTTAAACCCAGATTAAAAAATATGACCAAGACTAACTTAATGAAGATGGTAACAGAACTGTCCATTAATTTACAAGCATCAAACCTAGTAATTTTAAAGCTAGAAAAGGAGCTAGATGAAACTCTTAGCCTTAATGACAATGTTAGTTCTGACGCCGCTAATGGCAAGTGAACAAATTTTACTAACCCTAGACAACTCAGTATCCCTAATCGGGCGTGTCACCAGCAAAAAGATTAAAGATCTTAGCAAAGAGATTATAGCGCTTCATCGTAAAAGAGACAAAGACGTCCCCCTTTACGTAGTTATGAAATCCCCCGGAGGCTCCATATTTGCCGGAAACAACTTTATCAGATTACTAAACTCTCTCGGAAACGTTCACACTATTTGTATCGAATGCTACTCCATGGCGCACGCAATTTCGCAAGGCGTAAACGGTCGCAGATACGGAACATTTGACAACATCATGATGGCTCACAGAGCGTCCATGTCTTTAAGCGGTCAATTCGGTTACGGAGAAATTGAAAGCCGTCTAGGTATTTTAAAGAAAATAGTATATAAAATGGAGCAGCGTGCAGCCCATAGAATTCGGATAACCATAAACAAATACCGTGGTTTAATAAAAGACGAATGGTGGACTACTGGAGCTGAGTCAGTTAGGAAGCGAGTTCTAGATGACCTTGTAAGCTTAAAATGCTCGGACAAGCTTCTCTATGCAACCAAAAAAACTACTGTATATACCATGTTTGGAAAAGTAGCAGGAGTTCCAAAATCAAAATGCCCACTAGTACCTTAACCGCTTAACTCTCAAAGGAGAATAACATGAAAAAGAAAGAAGACTCAAACATTGAAAACGAAATTCATTCAGTAAAGCTGTACCAGTCTGTAAGATTCGCAGGTCACGAAATTGATTTTTTCTGTAACCACAATAAAAACGGAAAGCATGGAAAAATTGAAATCAGTATACATGATAACGTAGGAATTCTACTAACCTCCGACAAAAGTCAAGCGCTAATACCTTTTGCGAATATATCATCTGTAGTTTTCGACACCCCAACTGAAAAAGCTAAAAGAGAAGCTCACGCGGCAGACAATGCTAAACCTGCCCAGGCTCAAAAAATTAACCGAATCAAAAGTGACCCCGTAGGCGCTAAGCGCTTAGCATAGTATGCAAGTTTCAAAATCTGCAGTATTAAAAGAGCTTCGGCGCAGACAAGCGTTAAAGGATAAAGAGTCGTCAGGATTCGTGTTTGAAGATTTTTGCTTCGAAGCTCAGAATAAATTCTTCAAAGGCGAAGGTCCAAGGTTTAAGACTGCAGTCTGTTCGCGTAGAGCAGGCAAGACTACAGGCATTGCAGCGGACATGGTTGATACATGTAATCGAGAGTCCAATGTAATTTGTCTATATTTAACGCTTTCAAAAAGAAACGCTCGAAACATTATCTGGCACGACCTCCAAAAAATTTTACTAGACCATGAACTGGATGTTAAAATAAACCAAGTAGAGATGTCAGTATTATTCAAAAACGGTTCCAAGATTAACATTGAAGGAGCCAAAGACAGAAGTGAAGTTGAAAAATACCGAGGCTGGAAGCTCCGAAAATGCTACATTGATGAAGCGCAGTCGTTTCGACCCTATATTAAAGAATTGGTAAACGAAGTAATTACTCCAGCTTTACGAGATTTACGTGGAGAACTATATCTAACCGGAACTCCCGGACCTATTCCAGCTGGCTACTTTTTCGAATGCTCCCAAAGTAAAAAATGGCACAACCACCACTGGACAGCCTTTAACAATCCGTTCATGCATAATCCTCCAAAGCTAGATCTAGAAGTTACCTTAACGGAAGAGCGCGACCTAAAAGGCATTACAGAGCTTGATCCCTCGTATCGTAGAGAAACCTACGGAGAATGGGTAGAAGATTATGATAGTCTAGTTTATAAGTATAACGAAGCTAGAAACCATTATAATGTTGTTCCAAAGGGTGAGTACACTTACATCATGGGAGTTGACATTGGCTACAAAGACGCCGACGCAATAGCGATTCTAGCATACTCGCAAGAGCATAATAAAGTATACTTGGTTGACGAACTTGTAAAATCTAAACAAACAATTTCGGAGCTCGCCGAAGCTATAAAGGAAATGGACGCCGCATACGGTTGTGTTAAAAAGGTTATAGACGCTGGAGCGCTCGGAAAGAAGATACAGGAAGAAATTAATCAACGATACGGCATAAACTTAGAAGCAGCTGAAAAGCAACGTAAAATGGAGTTCATTGAATTAATGAATGCAGACCTAAGAAAGGGAGTGCTCAAAGCTAAATCAACTTCACGATTCGCCGAAGACACTAAACTAGTCCAATGGGACAGAGACAAAAGCACACCAGATAAGCTTAAAGTGTCTGAAGTTTATCATTCTGATATTTGCGATGCAGTGCTGTACGCATACCGAGAAGCTCGTCATTATTTATACGAAGCTCACACACCCGACCCCAGACGAGGAACAAACGAATACATGAAACAAATGGAAGAAAAAGAAGCAGAACGCAGTCGTGAACGTTTACAAAACAAAGATAATTTAGTAGACTTAAGTATGGAAGAGATGGAAGACTATGAACAAATGATATTTGGAGATGACGAATGGTAGATTTAGCAGTAAAACCTATTTGCAGGAGTAGTAATTTTTGGGTAGCAAAAAACAGATTAGACGCTTTTAATTATACAAAGTATGGAGGATACCCTGTAAAATGTAACTATGAATACCTAGATAAATTAAATAAACAACTATTGGGAAAAACATTTTGGTTTAGAAAAAAAACTACCATACAACTAGTGAAAGTAGCGTTAAAAAGAGCTCTTAGTAGATTTAAAATGGAAAATAAAGGTATAAAAAAAGCTGTAAAGGATAATAAAAAATACAAACTTGACCAATTTATGTATTGGCTAGGAATTAGAAAATGTAATCCTGCTAACTCCTTTGTCCCTACTTCTATACTACGTAGAGTTATAAGAAATTATATAGGATTTCCACATGCCATTATATATAACATAATAATCCATACAAAAACATTACTAGGATTTAAGCAATGACTATCGCAAAGAAAAAAACCAAAACAACTAAAAAAGCCGTCAAAAGAGCTCCAAAGCCTACTGCACCTGCACCAGCGCCACAATCCGCAATGATTTCAAACATTGACCAGCTAAAAAACCTAATAATGTGGTGCAAAGATCAAAAAGTAAAAAAGCTCGACCTAGGGGATGTTAAATTCGAGATTTCCGAGATCGACTTCATCCCAGAAGAGGCTCAAGTACCTCTAACTTCAACCACCGGACCCTATAACACTGAAACATTAGTCGATACCCTGGAGGAAGAGGGCGATTGGCATGATGATCCAGATTTATACCACTCAACATAAACAATAAGGCAATTATATGAATTCAGGTGACTATGATACCAAAAACATGTACTGGTGGAAAGAAGAAAAAGCCAAAATACACAAGTCCGTGTTTGCAAAAGTAAATCATTTAGAGAAAAAACAGTCATTTAGAAGCACAGACAACCTTAGAAACATGAGACTTTTCGGCAATTACGAGCTAATGGGTCTCCAAACCTACCAACATGCAAGCGTAGAAGCCTCCGGAAGCACTAGAAACAGAGTAACTTTCAACGTTATTCAGAACATGATCGATACAGTAGTCTCTAAAATTACCAAATCCAGACCCAAAGTAACTTTTTTAACCGACGGAGGCGAATGGTCTCTGCAGTCTAAGGCTAAAAAACTAAATAAATTTATAGAAGGTCAATTTTCCAGCTGCAAATTCTACGACACAGCCGTAATGGCGTTCCAAGACTCTTGTATCTTCGGCACCGGAGCAATTAAAATATTTAAAGAAGGGTCCAAAGTAAAAGCAGAGAGAGTTTTTATAGACGAAATAATTATAGACGACTCTGAATCCATTTACAGCACTCCAAGGCAGATGCACCAGCGCAAATATATTCACAAAGACGTGCTGACGGAAATGTTCCCTGAATCAGCCAACGAAATTAAAAACTCTGGACAAAGTACAGATATTTACAGAAACTCAAACAACGTAGACATGCTTCCCGTAATAGAATCTTGGCATTTAAGATCTGGAAAAAATGCAAAAGACGGCAAACGTGCTATATCGATACAAAATCACACACTATTCGAAGAGCAGTACGATAAAGATTATTTCCCGTTTGTATTTTTTCGCTGGGGCAAAAGACCGCTAGGCTTTTTCGGTCAAGGATTAAGCGAACAACTTTCTGGCATTCAGCTAGAGATTAATAAAATTTTAAAAACTATTCAAATTTCAATGCATTTAACATCAATTCCAAAAGTTTTCGTAGAAGCCAGTTCGAAGGTTGTGACTGCACACCTGAACAACAAAATCGGCGGAATTATAAAGTACGTCGGCACTAAACCCAGCTACGAAAGCGTTTCTGCAATTTCACAAGACCTTTTCACCCACTTAGATCGACTATATAATAGAGCTTTCGAAATCGCTGGCATTTCTCAACTGTCTGCAAACTCGACCAAGCCTTCCGGACTAGACAGCGGAAGAGCTTTAAGGGAGTTTAGCGATATTGAATCTGAACGCTTTCAGTCCGTAGCCAAACGATACGAAGAAGCGTTTCTAGATGCCGCAGCTATTTTTATAGACTTATCAAAAGACATATACGAGAAAGACGGAGCCCTGTCTGTAAAAGTAAAAGGTGACGATTTTCTAGAAACCATCGACTGGAAAGATATTGACCTAGAGGATGATAAATACATGATGAGCATGTTTCCAACGTCCTC